CATCTGTACCATCAAACTCCATACTCTTAGTAGAAGTGATTAGTGGATTAGCTGACTGATAAGCACCTGCATTAAGCATTAAGTTTGTAGCATCGTGCTTTAGTTCTTGTACTACTATGTTGTCTATAGATAAACTTTTTGTAGCATAATCTCCACCTATTTCAAAATCTAATCTGTTACTTCCTGTTCCTGAAGTCATATTTAAAGAAAAACTGCCTGTACCACTTTGTTTAGAAGAAAAACTACCACCATTTAACCTTACAAAAACACCTAGATTATTAGTGTCTACTAAATCAAAAGTAACTCTAAATTCTCTTGAATCTATTATTGCATTTGTATTTTGAAATAATTTAGCATATTGGTCACCACCTGCTGTCCATAAAGCACTACTACCATCTGTAGACCATCCTGTGTCAAAACCCCAATGCTGCCCTACTTCTTTGACTGATATGTTTGTTATAGTTACATTTGAACTTAATGGTCTTATAATTAAAGCATCTGATGCTCCAGAATTGTCAGCAGTTATGTATAAAGTTTGTCCACTATAAGCAAAGTATGAATTTGAGCCAACTTTTACATCAAAAGAGCCATTTGTCAAATTACAATTAAAAGCATAAGTTTTACCGAAAGTTGATACATTATTTTGAGATAAACCATCGCCATAAGCTGAACCAATAAAGTTAGTAACACCATCTCCCATTCCCCAACCTGTACCAAAACTCCAATCTTGCCCAACCTCTTTTACTGATACGTTGTCTATTGTAAAATTACTATTATCAGTTTGTGTAGCAACACCAAAATACCCTTGTTGTGATGTTACTTTAATATAAAAAACTTTTTCACCACTTGTTGTAAATGTTTCAGAAATAAAACCACCTCCTATCTGAAACCTCAAACTCCCATCTGTTATGTTAATATTAGCTACTACCTTATAAATTCCTATTGAATATGTTTTAGATTGATATAAAAGGGAACTGTTTGCGGTATTTGTTGCAATTGCTTTATTATTATTAATAGTATACCCAGTTCCTTTAATCCAATTACTATCTGTAGCAAAGTCGCCATTAGTTACTTCTTCTGAACCTATCTGACTAAAATCTCCATTAGTTACTTCTTCGTTTCCAATCTGTGCAAAGTTACCATTAGCTACTCTGTTAGGAGAGTAGTAAGTATTATACATACGAGTAATCTCATCTTGTGTAAGTTCTCTATCGTAAACTGCAAACTCATCTATCTGTCCTTCAAAGCAATTACCTCCTACTGCTTTGTCTGAACCTATTGTTAAAGATTCTGTGTAAGGAGTTATTGGTGTGCCAAAAGTTTGATTTACTGTTTGTAAAATCCCATCACAATATAATTTACAATTATTTATATTAGTAGTATCTGAATAAACAACCCAATGATGCCATTCCCCATCATCTTGTGCAGATGTATCATTCCAAAATATATAATTATTAGTAGATAAATATAGCATTGGTCTATTAGAAGTATAATTAAAATGAAAACCACCTATATTAGTTCCTCCATGTCCAAAAACACCTTTATTATTACCTGTCGTGCTTGACTTTGCCCAAAAAGAATAAGTAGTGTCTTGTATAACTGTATCTGCACCATCAGTAACTATACGTTGGTCTGAACCATCAAAGTCAATAGAATGTTCATTTACAAATTTGTATATTGGTTGAGTAGTAAGAGTAAGTTTATTACCTAATGATAGCATCGTTATATATTTTAGTTACTAAAGTGTTTTACTTATTATGCATTTATGTTACCATCATGCTCTGAATAACCTATCGCTAGACCTGATGTCAAAGTGATAGAAGTTACTCGCATGAATAATGTCATCCCTGCAGGAATTGTAGTTACAAGAGCAGAAGCATTTGTTACCTCTGGTGCTGTGATTGCAGATATAACACTTTCTTGTACAAAGTAGATTGCATAAAAATCTTTAGAAGATTGTGCAGTAGTTGTGAACACTTCAGTCCCACTACCTTTCCCTAACATCTCAAAGAGTAGGGTATTGTCAGTATCGTATGAACTCATTATATTTCTTTTTAAAAATTAATTTCTTGCAAAGATATAAATACAACCATTTTTTTAATACCTTATTTTTATATAAATATTAAATTAAAATTTATTTCCAAAAACTATGTGTTTTTTAAATAAAAAATTAGTACCTTCACGAACTCTAAGAAGTAAACCAACACTTCTTCTCGTTCTAACCCTATAGAAATCATTGTTGCTCATATCGCAATCAACGATTTTAAGAACGCAAACCTTTTAAATTCATAAAACATACTAATTATAAAATTGAACTTCTAAATTTTTTTAGTAACTATTATAGATATGTATAAAAAAATCAATTTTCTTTACAAAAGGAAGGAGATATGATAAGATAACTGTGGTTATAAAATTGAACTTTGGTTTTTGTTATGTACGTTTGTTTGGCTAAAAGCAGGTAGGTCTCAGATTGACGGAAATGAAACCCCAGAAAAAAAAACTTGTTAAAGTTTGCCAATATGTCATGCGTTAAACTGTTGAAAGTTTGCGAAAAACTGCCGGAAGTTTGTAAAAATTGGTTCTAGTTTGAACCTAAACTGTACAAATACTTTGTTTTTTTAGTTTGTTTGCATACAAATCAAGACAAAAAAATTAAAATACAATACTTTTAATTAACTAACATAATCAACAACAAAAGTAATTAACGTATATAAACAAAGCTATTTAATACTGTTTTAAAGCTATTTAAAGCACTTAAATAATAAATTAATAGTAAAGTATAAGCATAAAAAAAAGATGCTAAATAATAGCACCTTTTAATTATTGTTTAATTAAGTTATTTAATTAATATAAATCATGACTTACAACCTTTTGCAGATCTGCAAATGCTTTAAATTCTTTGCAGTCTTCATAATCTATTGGCTCATTACTTGAAGTAAAAAAGATGTCATATAAATTTATTTTATCTAAATTATTGAGAATATAATTATTTGATTTGCCTGTATGTTCGCTTAAAATATTCAATAAAGTTTTTCTATTATTCATTTTTTTAGTTTTTAATTAATGTCTATTAAATCGCCATTCCACTCTTTACCATTTAAATACCAAACATAATTTTTTTGTTGTATCTGTACATTTGGCAAAGCATTTAAACGTTCTTTTGTTGTATTGCTAAACCAGCCACAATTTTGAATTGATAGTGTTTTATTTGGGTTATTGTATAAATAAGCTATTGGATTTTGATGTAATTTCAAAATAGTTACATTAGGCAACACTTCAACAGCCATATTTTGCTTTGTAAATTTCTTAGCATTTAAAAATGCATTAATACTTTCTTTTGTAATTTGTCTCATTTTATTATTTGTTTTTAGTTAGTTAATTTTTTAGTTAATTCTTGTGCCTTTGTAATAATTCTCACTTCTTTTCAAAACTTCTTCAATGTTTTCTCCTATCATTTCACAAATGAAATCCTCCTCAAACCAAAATAAATCATTTATTTGTGTTTCAGTCATGCCCTCTGGATAAAGTTCCTCCAGTTGCTCTGTGATTTGTTGTAATTCTGTATAAGTTAATTTTTTGGCTAATACTTTAGCACCTGCCCAAAATTTAAAATTAGTTAAGTCTTTCTCTGTTGTTATTATCATTGTTTTTGTTTTTAGTTAGTTTTATTTACATTCTTGTGATTAATTCAAGGAATAGCACCCCCAAAAAAATAGAACTTAGAAACATGCCAAAAATAAACAAAATATTTATTAATACTTTTTTTATTGTTTTTGTCATTGTGTTTCTTAGTTTTTGTTTTTGTAATATATTTAATTTAAATTTTTGCATAATGTTTTTATTTTTAGTTAATTTCTTTTATTGTGTTTAAAGTTTTGTTTGCTTTAAACATTTCCTTTGCAAACTTTAATATTTCTATTGTATCTAATTGTTCAATAATTAATTTCATATCATAAATATTATGATTTGAAAGTATTAAAGCTGTGTGACTGGTAGCCCTTAATACAATTGTTTTAGTTTTATCTAATATTTGTAATTTTACATCTATATAAGCAAAATCTTTGTCTATTGAATTTAATTTTAATTTCATTTTTTTATTTTTAGTTAATTTCGTTTTTAATTTGATACAAATATAACACTTTTTAACAAACCACACAAAAAAAAGTTAAAAAATAATATGTTAATTTGTCATGTAATTTATTGACATTTAATAAGTTACTAGATTAAACACTAGATAAGAAAGTCTTAGAGGTAAACAATAGCAGTTCCAACAGTTTCGTGGCAGTTTCGCAGTTTCAACGCAGTTTCGTAGCAGTTACAAAAAATATTTTTAAAAAATTTTGTAAAAAAAAAGAGCATAAATAAATATGCTCTTAATTAGTATTAATACAAGTATTTTAATCGCTTATAAGATACTTTTGCTTATTAGCCGACAAAGATACTAAAGTATTACAGTTAATCATTCTAAACTCTCCCTTTTGCATATCAAAGGCAGTTATTAAGTTGTGTTCTTCTGGTTTAAACCTCAAGCCGACACCCTTAACACCTTTTTGCACTTGCAGTCTTGCGTTCATTAGTCTGTGTGTACCATCTTTTTTGATAAACTCAACAGAAAATATCTTGCAGTTGTTATTGTATATAAGCTGTTTAGCTTCATTTGTTGTTATTGTTTGCATAATTATTGTTTTTAGTTATTAATTTGTAAGAGATACCCCCTAGTACCCCCCTATACCCCCTATGCCCCCTAGCACCCCCCAAAGAGTAAAGCTAGTATGCACAATATAGTTATTGATGTGTCAGAATAATTTGACATCGGTAATTTACCACTCATAATATTATTTGTTTTTAGTTATTATTATTTTTTACAAAGACATCACCATATATATCAAATATATTGTTTAATACTTTTCTTTGTTGTTCTTTTTCATTATCATTTTTTTTAAATACTTCTTCTTTATCATTTATATTAATATGTTTATCTCCTAACATATCATTTAATTTATTTTTAAATTCATCTAATTTCATTTGTTTAATTGTTTTTAGTTATTATTTATTTTTTCTTTTTTAATTAATTTAGAATTGTAAGTATGATTTTTAATCATTAACTCAAATTTTAATTTTGCTTTTTCATATGTTGTAAATAAACCATTTGAACAAAAAGCATTGTTTGTTGTTTCATAAACTGCATATGCTATGCCATTTGCATAAGGTTTATTAAGTTTAATAAGGTTTACAAAACTTTCATCTTGAAAATTTGCATACTCAATTAATGGGCTATTAAAAACCCTTTTAGGTAATATTAAATAAGACATAATTGTTTTTAGTTAGTTATTATTTATTTATAAAGTTTTTAAAAGCAAATTCAAACGCTTCTTTTCTATCTTCGTTTATTGGTTTGTTATCTTCTTGTGTTTCTTTTGTTTCTGTGGTATTTATAACACCACTAACAAAACCAAAACCATAAGTTGCAATTGCTAATATTATTGTAAGTATAAAGTCCATTTTATTTTATTTTAGTTTAACTTTTTTTATTATCATTCAGCACATATTTTGACATATCATTATTAATGATTATACGTTTTTTAAATTTATATTCATTAACGAAGTCAACAAATTTCTTTTTAATTTCTTGTTTACCACTATACGCAAAATAGTCATTCAATTCTATTGTATTTTGTTTATACAATTTATCAAGTTCTTTTTTTTGTTTAAGTTCTGCAATCATATTGCATTTCTTTAAGTTCATCTCTTCTAAGTTGGTCATATTCATAATCTTCTATTGGTTGGCAAATATCATCACAACAATTGCAAACGTATCTTTCTATAATATCTCTCTCTTCTTTACAAGTATCACAATGAGCTGCACCCTCTTTAACCTCATTCTTTGTTCTTGTATCACATATATAGCAAAACTCTTCTAGTTCTTCAAAAGTATCACCACAACAGTTGCTAACCATGTATACTAAATGTTCTTCGTAGTTGTACATATTAATTGTTTTTTTGACAAATATATAAAAAAATATTTAATAATCAACATTAGTTTAAAAAAAATGTTAATAAGACAATTTGTCGTAAAATATAAGTAGTTAGTTTTTAGTTGTTTATGATTTTTGTGTGCAAAATCACCCTTCAAAAATACCTAGCAGTTTCACAGCAGTTTCACAGCAGTTTCATGTACCACTCTAAAGTTTCAATGCAGTCATCAAGACCTTTGCAAACAACAGCATAGTACCCTTCGTTGTTTAAATCTTCTATCCATTCCTTCTGATGTTTAGATGGGTAGCATTTCTTGTCTGCTTTTATCTCAATAAACAGTCCTGCATATTGTTTGTTTGTTTTTAGTATTTGCATATCAGGAAAACCTTTAACATAGCCAGTCTTCTTGGCAAGTATTGCTTGTTTCATTGATGTTCTTATACCACCTAAACTGGCACAGTATCTAAGGTTTGGGTATTGCAACTTCATATAAGTACAAAAAGAAGATTGTACTGTTGCTTCTTTATTCATTATAGGTTGTACCTTTGATGAGCTGATACATTAGTGGTTGTGATACCTCGTATTTACGAGCAAGTGCTGAAACTGATATACCCCCCCTATGGTACTCCCCCCTTATCCCCTCTGCTTCTTGGAAGGTAAACTTTCTTTTAGCATAGCCACCACCTCTGCTATCCTTTCTATCTGATGTTTTTATCTTTCTTATTTTAGGCATAATTAAAATCTATCTGTTGTAAAACCATATTGGTCTTCTACCTCTACATCTGTAATTGTAATTACTACTTTGTCTAACTTTTTTTTATGAAGATAACAAATTCTGTTTTGTATTTCTTCATCTTTTTCTATTGCTTTTATATTATCTGTCAATGCAAATGTGTCTATAACACCATTCTTACCTCTACTGGCTTTACCTTTGGTTCTAATATTGTATTTTACAAATACTCTAAAGATTGGCTTTTGCATCTTCTATCTTCTCTAGCTCAAATTCTAAATGAGCTATAGCTTTCTTTAGGCAATCTACTGGTGTGTCATGCTTGTGATAGCTTCGTAAGATGTAAGTTGTGGCAGTAGCTAAGTGATAAGGCAAATCAAAGTTATCACAAACTTTTCTTGCTTCATAACCATTCCTACCAATGTAGTAATAAGGCACTCTGTTATCTCTCTTAGTGTCCATGCTTCTTGCACCAGTTGGAAACAATCCTCCTGTAACAGTTTCATGCTTATTTTCTAAACCTAACTCATCTTTACTCATTCTCATTTTAGGGTTAATGTTTGTTGTTGATGATGTGTTTCTATCAAACTCATAGTAATATTTACTTTTTCCTGACATAATTTATTTTTTGTTTTTACAAACTTAATATTTTTTTTTAATTTTTATTTTTTATAAAATATAATTATTAAGAATTTGTTGTTAATTGTTTAGGTTCTGGTCTAAAATGTGGCACTTGTCTAGGGTCTTCTCCCTTATCTACCCTAGCTCTTGCATCCCATATTAACTCTTTGTGCTTTCTTAACCATCTCATGTAAGTAGGCACATTAAGATGTATAAAATCACCATTGTGCTGACTTCTTACACCCAAATTAAATGCTTTTTGTGCATCCTCAAAATAAAAATTTTTGTAAACTCTTTGTAAATCATCAGCCAAACTCTCTGCTAACACCTCTAATGTTTCTTCTTCTACGTTGTGCTGACCTAACTCTATGTAAGTCTTGCTTAAAATGTCTATTGATTCTACCACTAATTCTGCTCTTGTCATTGTTTTAATTAATTTCATATTTATTTTTTAATTTTTGTTTAACATTCATATTTTTCTGTAAGTGAGAATGTATTTTACTCATACCCTTATCAGTTTTTTTTCTGTTTCTTTCCCAATTCCTAATAGCAGCTTTCCAATCTTTCATCTTTGTCTTACCAACCATCCAACCTTTGCTCTGATAAAAATCATAGAACTGCTCTGCATTAATTCCATTATCCCTTAAATGACAATAATCTTTTATTTCACTAATTGATGGTACAATAAAATTTTTCTTTTTTATTATTTTTTCTTTTATTATACTTGTATTATTAATACTTGTATTATTATCCTTAAAGTTTTCTTTAATACCCCCCTTTAAGTTTTCTTTAATACCCCCTTTAAGAATACTTATATACCTCTTATCAATTTCTTTAGTACCCTCTTTATAGGTGTAACTTGTTGATACATAACCATTTACTACTAATTCACTAATCCACTTAGAAATAGTTACTTTACTCTTCTCGTATAGGTCAGAAAAATACTTGTTAGTTGCAAAGCAAAAACCATTCTCATTTGTTAAACAAGTAATTTCACCATACAGCAGTTTCGCATTAGCTGATAAATTTTTGTCATATCTGACATCTGCAGATATCACAGCATAGTAAGTTGGTTTCTCTTTCATCTTATAACATAAATTTGTTCATCTTCATCCCATTCATAATCAGGATTTTCATCATGCCATTCATGATAGCAATCATCACAGCAAAATTCTTCTCCTTCTGATTCAACAATATCATGACAATATAAACATTGCCATAATTCTAATAAAATAATTTTACCCATAGTTTTTTTAAATAAGAGGGAAGGCAAAAACATTTAATATTATTATAGGCAAAATTGCCAACCTTCCCTCTGTATTGTTAAAATGGTAAATCACCCTCTGTATTAGTATTGTCAACAGTTTCTTGTTTAGGTGGTTCATATGTATTCTCATATGCATAATGAGTAGCACCTTTTTCAGATGGCTCTTTTCTCTCACATATTACAAGTGAACACCACCCTTTATTTTCTATTGCTTTTAGCTCTTCCATTTTAAAGTTAGCTACAAGCATAGAACCATATTGAGTTTTTATCTCTTTAATACTACTAGGCAAATAATTTTTCTCTTTTTTCATTTCTACGTTTTTTTAAGTTATATAATTTGGTTAATTCTAAATTGTTTACTCTGTTTTGTTTTTCTAAAGCATCAATCTTTTCATCTAATGTTACACTCTCTATTCTATTTAAGATTTTCTTGTATAGTTCTGAATCAAGCACATAGATTTTTTTAAAAAATTCTACTTGTCTGTAGTGATACAGTACAGATGCATGATGCAGATTTGTTATCTCTCCAATCTCGTGTAGTGTTAAATCAAATATTGTTTTAAGTACAAAAATATACATACGTTTAGCTTGTATTAAGTTTTTCTTTCTTGAACCTAAAAATATTTCATTTTCTTTTACATTAAATTTCGTTTCTAATTCTTTAACAATTACTTCGTGAAAGTAATTACTAAACTTTAGTTTTCTTTTATTGTTCATGTTTATTATTTTAAATCGTATTCTATTATATCTATTACATCTTTTACACTCATATTAAAGTGTTCGGATATAATTCTCATGTGATAGTATCTTAATAAGGTAGTGTCTTGTATATATCTTCTAGCAGTTACTTCGCTTACATCAAGTAAAAAAGAAAACTGTCTTGTAGACATTCCTTTAATTCTTAAAAATGCTTCAAACTCATTGTGAGCTTCTCTAATCTGTTGGAATTTATATTTTTTAGTCATTTAAACATACCATT